GCTTTGATTTCAATATTAGAAGCTCCTTTATTCAAGAAACGACCATTTTCATCACGGTTAGTTTTTCCAAACATAATGGTACGAGATTTAATACGTGACAATGCTTTTTCAAACTGCCAATAAACCTCTTGCATCCAAGTTGTTGATTTATGTACTTTTCCAGTATTTGGATCACGAGTTTCAATACCTGCAAAATATACTGGTTCTACTTTAACATCAATCATAGCTCCAGAAACTTTATGTTCCATACGAAGTGTAGAGATTGAATTTCTCATTAAATAAGGAGAAGTAAATTGAATACCAGCACCTCTTGTAGAAAGCTCGTCTTCTGTGTAAGCAGACTCAATACTGAATCTGTTTCCAGGTAAAAGTTCATCTCCAGGAATACCAGCTAGTGATTCTTGACCACCCCAAGCCTCGCAAGGATAAACATAATTTGAACCTTCTTCAAATGGTTCATCAGTAATTCTAATTTGATATACATCTGGACGTGGTCCAGCAATAACATGCATTGCAGTAAACCATTTTTCAGCAAATACCAATTCGAATTTGCTACGAGCAATACCAACACCTACTGTATTAGTATCAACAACTGCACCAAAAGCACGTGCTTCAACAAGAGGAATGTTTCTCTCGTCAGAACCAACTACTTTCCATACGAAGTCATCTGCAGTATTTAATACTTTCTCAGGGAATAAAGACAAAGTTGTATCTAAGTTTTTCATTCCTGAACTTTGAAGTAACACAGTGGTTAACGGTGATACTAATTGTGGTTGAGATCCGAAGATAGCACCGATGTGATTTTTTAGCGTCAAGCCAGACCAAGCTTTACCTTTGGTCATTACAAACTTCCCTAAAGACATAGTTTTTTTGTTTTAATTATTAATATTGTTTTTGTTTAGAAGACAAGTTCTGAACCAATACCGCCGTAGCTTGGTGGGTCTTGAAGATAGTCAGGAGTCCCGTTATCTTCGAATCTAGTTTTTCTAAGCACTTTTTCTAAATTTTTTACAGCTTTAGAAGTTACTGTTTTTGATATGCTTGATAAATCTGAAAAACCATTTGTTAATTCATAAAGGTAATACATCTTTGTATCGAACTCAATAGGGTTAACTGCTCTGTTTTGCATAAACTTATTTTGCATTTCGCCAGTAGTTGGATTTTTAGAAACAACTTCTGTCATACTTTTAAAAACCCTATCCTGTAGAGCTTTAGTATTTGGTAGACCAGTGATGACTTCTTTAGAACTATATATAGTATTCTTAATTGCATTATTAATACTTTCTTGTTCTGCAGCTTGATCGGCTAATTGTTGTGTATATCTGACTCTTTCTTGTTGTTCTGATCTAGCTTCAAATTCCTTTAAACTTTGAGCTGATTCAAGAGCATCTTCAATAACCATGTCTTCGCCTAAATCAATTGTCTTCCTTAGTAATTTTGTAGCTCTTTCTTCTGAAAGACCTTGATTGATATAATCTCTAAAAATAATATCCTTAGCTACATCAAGATTATCTTTTAGATAATCCTCATCTATATTAGATAACTCTAATTGAGTTCTTCTAGATACAGCAATCTTATTAAGGTCTAAGTTTTGTAAATACTCTTCAAGTCTTTGTTCTGCCTGCAGATCAATTTCTTTTTTAAGAGCTCCTACAAAATCTTCAGAAGTCTTAATATTTTCAGAAGACTCTAACGAAGGAATGATTCCTTGTTCAAAAAGAACGTTTGAGATGGAAGAATACAGGTTGGGAGAAGAATCTACATCGGATTCATCCTCTTCGTTGTTTTCGTCTTCTTCCCCATCTACGCTCTCCGGATCATTCTCCTCGATAGGTTTATTTTTTTCTAAATCGATATCTCCATCACCATCCTCAATACTACTATCAGATGGATCGGTATCAAAATTTTCTTCATAATTATAGTCTAAATTTAATTCCATTCCAGAACTAAATATATCCATTGATTCATTTTCTACTTCCATTATTCTCCCCTTTTAATTTATAAAGTACAAATATAATCTTTTTATATATTAAATACAATAAAAAGTTAATTTATTTTTAATTATTTTATATTAAGTAATAGCATTTTATTGCTTTTTACACTGATTTCTTTTTAATCCTAGCTATAGATTGATCAACTGTTTTAGCTTTCATTTGGTCATTGTGTTTAATCATATCCTGATCTAATGATTTCATTTTAGCAATTTGATCAGCTTTTACTTTCTCTATATCTAAATTAAACTTATCCCTTTCTAACGGACTTTCAATTCCATCTTCAGAATCAACAGTATCTGTATCTCCTACAACTTTAGTTAGTTCAGCTACATATCGCTTAGTAGCATCTTCTCTTTGAGATATAGTATCTTCTAATTGAAGTTTTTGTATCTCTAATTGTTGAGCCGCTTGATTTGCTGCTTGTTGAGTTTCATTTGCTTGTTGAGAAGCTTCTGATTGTCTTTGATGCATTTGCTCTTCACTATCTTCAAGTCTTCTTCTCATATCAGACAATGAAGGACTAAAGTATATATCCATTATAGTTGATAGTGATCCTCCATTTTGAATAAACGCTTGCGCATTAGATTTAATCATTTGTTCTAATTCAGCTGTCTTAGAGCTAGATGTAATCACTAATCCATAATCACATTCAGAAAAAGTTTCACCTTCTATATTTAATATTTCTATTGATTGGTCATCTAATATATTTTGTACTTTAAGATTTTTACCTTTTAAAGCAACTTTAGCTGTTTCTAAAAAACATTCTAAAACCCTTATTTTACATTGTTCATGTTGCATGAACCAATACTCCGTAATATGAGATGATTGATTAACAGATCTTTCTACTCCACCAACAGTTTCTCTATTCTCTATTTGACCTTGACGTTGAGCAGATACTCCGGCAATCTCGCCCATTTCCATTTTAATGAATTCAAGCAATTGAATATGTTGTTGAATATAAGAACCAGTCTCCATATCCATAACACGTCCACCTTGAGTATTCATTGAGCCGGCTAACTTACCAGTAGAAGCACCTTGATTACCTTCTTTGAATGAATCTATTACAGCTATCTTATTAACAACAGCAAAGTGCATCCATTTTTCAACTTCCCAGTTTTCAGGTATCTTAGCTATATCTAATTCAAATATTTTGCCATAATTAGTTGCGATAGCTTTATTTAATCTATCCCAAATAACATCATACATGTATTGATAGTTTTTACATCTATCAACTAATGATACAGCTTTAGATTGGTTAGTATTGTATATTTGTCCTATAATACCTGCGTGACAATAAGATGGATTATATATTTTATTATATTGAATTTTGCGAGGTCTAATATTTAAATAGATGTCTTTACCTATTTTAACACCTTCCCAAAATTCATTAACCCACATTGTTTTAATTTCTTCGCCTCTATCTTTATCAGCTATATATTCTTCTGAAGCAATTTTATACTGCTCTTCACCCATTTCGTCATAATACTTAACTTGTTTTATCATCTTGATAGATTTCCAAAACAATTTAAATACTCTAATATTACCAGTATCATCTGTATAATTAGAACCAAAGAAGTGACCATTTAGCTCAGCTAAATTGAAAATAGTATCATACATTCCCTCAACGCCTGTATTTAATGCATCTCTAAGTAATACGTGATTATTTTGATCATCTGAATAAGAGCCTTTAGAAGATGTTGTACTATATTCCATAATATAGTCTATATCTTCAGGCTTTAATTCGTCGTGATATACATCTATAATTTTATTAGGAGACCAGTGATCTTGTATAATTATAATAGATGAATCCTCTATTTTATCTGAATTACCAGATTTGACAGAGTGAACTTTTAATGAGTTTAATTTAAACATCACCGGTTCATCATTTACTATATCGCACTGATATATTTCTTCTCCAAATATTAAAGCATCTTTAAATCCTTCAGAGAATGTTTTATCAAATCTTTGTTCTTGAGTGTAATGTTTTAATATTTGATTAGCCATCTTCTCGCGAAGATCTTGCCAATTGTATTTCATATACTTTTCAAGATCCTTGAGTTTTTGTTCTAATTCTTTATCTTGATATCCAGCACTATACATTTCAGAAAGTTTTTCAAATAAAAATTTCTTTTTATCTTCTTCTTTCATTGTTATAGCATCTGGATTTGTAACGATGCACGACCAGTCAAATCTACGTTTTATTTCTTCCCCAACTAATAGATCTATTTTAGGAACCATTATTGGATGGTGAGGTAGATTATCTGGAACGAAACTAGCATCTATCTGGTTTGGATTGACAACATTCGTTAAATCTCTAATATCAACAACTCCATTGTATAAGTTTAGATTTATTATTTTATTTTGAAGACTTTTTCTAACCCTTTCGTTATTATAAAAAGAATGTCTATCACCATAATCAACATTGTCCTGGCGCCACTGCTTATTTTTTTTTGCATAAGCAAGTCTTTGTCTTGGTAATACTAGATTATTAATTCTTGGACCTTCCATATTTTTTATATTAAATTATATTTATATTGCTAACTAGCAAATATACAAATTATAAACTTACAATCATTATAATAATTAAATTATTTTGATTTTTTTTATATTAAGTAATAGCATTTTGTTGCCAATTATTGTTTTGTATTGGTTTATAGTTTTTATTAAAAAAGTTATCAGACGATGCATTGGTTATCTTTTTATCTTGATTACCTTTAGCTGTAGCTGTTCTTTTAATTCTATCTTCCCTAAGTATAAACAACATACCTGCAGCAGATACCCTATCAAAGTTTCCATCACTATTCCAAGCAATACACTCCTCTACATATGGTATGCTTCTTAACCTATGCATATTAAGTCTTTCGTCTTCATCATCTCCGTGAGCTTTAGTTTTCATCCACTCAGCCTGAAGCATCCTTCCCCAACTATTTATTTTAGCATTGGCATGAGTTCCTTTTGCTTTATTGCCATATAGATTAGTTGCTTTAACCATATCCATATCTTTTAATACTTGTGGAACGTCTGCTAAATAATGTAGACAATTTTTACTATCAAAATAACTAAACAATCCTTTTAAATTTGATTCATAATTAGCTTCTGCATTATAAAATCTTAAACACCTTAATGCTATTTCATATGCTTCATTTGCTAATCTAGGTCGTCCTGAATATTCAGCTACTATTCTATCAGTAAATAAATCCATTATATGGATACTAAATAAAGATCCGCCTGTATCTGAGTCAATGGGGTCAATACCTGCAATATACCTTCCTCTTTGAATATCTCCTTGAGCATTTTTACGAGGCATTTCAAATATTTCTAAACATCCAGTTCTATTATTATCAGATGAATCATAAGCTCTAAGTGGACTTAAGTCTGAATTAGGTTTCCATTCAACCTCTCCAATATTATTTAAAACCAATTCACCTACATAATGTTCAGCTAAAAACGATTCTTGTTTTGGAGCTATGTTTTCAAGATATTCTTTTAAGTCAGCTACAGGAAACATAGTTCCTTCGGTTCTCATTACAGCTTCTTGCGGAGTAATTGGCTCTTCAGCTTTTTTCTGAGTAATAGCTGTAGATTCTGATGAACTATATTTTACATCAAACCTATCCATTAATATCTCTACTAAAGCCTTTATAACATCAGGTTCTCCGTTTACGTCATCATAACATCCATTACGATTTAAATAAGCTCCCCAAAAGAAAGAGCATAAGCTTTCTCCATTTGTATTTTTGTCAAATACATTTTTTATTGCATATATATTATAAGCTCCTGGTTTATAGAATAATTTTTCAGAACCAGCAAACGACGCACCCATTGTACCACCTGTTCCACCAGCAAGCATAAATCCAAAAGCTACATCACCATCCTCAACAGCTTTCCTATTTACATTCCAAGCTTTCTCAAGGTTGTTAAAAAGACCATCTTCTTCGTAATGAATTAAAGGACCCCTAATACCCCTTGCTTTATCTGGATTATCTTTTAACGATATACCAAATATAGATGCTAAGTTACCTTTACGCGAACCATATTCATCTAAGTATCCAAGCTGTAATTCCATAGCTTTTTTACCATCGACAATCCTATTTTTAGCTAAAGGAGTGTGTTCTCCAATCCAGTCTAACGTATCGAGAATCTTACCCCAGATTCCTTTATCACCAGATAGAAATGTTTTATCTGACGCCAGATGAAAGTTAGGATTACCTGAGCCTGGATAAACATACATATTACGAGGAGACTCAGAAGCATTTTTAAAACTAAAACCAATTCCCCTAGTTTTGAGGACTTTACCGTGTTGACCATTATCTTTTGCTTGTTGTGTATAGTGAAAATATAGATAATCACCAAGCCAAGCTTTTGCAAATTTCTTTACACGCTCTCCTTTAGTCTTCTTATTTTCTGATTTTAAACCTACTGACTCTACTAGCCATATAGGGCTATAGTTCCAATAAAAATACAATGTTCCAGGAATCCATTCTCCGTCGGATTCCCTGACAACACCGTGTTTCCATTTGTATAATTCATCTTTCCAAAACTGAGC